ACTATCTACAAGGTAGCTAAGCCTGGTGCTGCTTCTACAGCAACTCCTGGTACTTTCGACCTTGACGTTGATAGTAACGGTCGTTGGTCAGTAGAACGCTTCAAAGGTCTCATGTTCAACATTGAGCGTGATGCCAACGTAATTGCACAAGACACTCGTAGGGGCAAAGGTAACTTTATCATTTGTTCTTCTGACGTAGCTTCTGCTCTTGCAATGTCAGGCGTTCTTGACTATAGCTCAGGTCTCAGCAACAACATTCAGGTTGATGACACTGGTAACACTTTCGCAGGCGTACTGAATGGTCGCTTCCGTGTTTACATTGATCCTTACTCAGCAAACACTGGTGCAGCTTCTCAGTTCTACGTAGCTGGTTATAAGGGTTCTAGCGCATATGACGCTGGTTTGTTCTACTGTCCGTATGTTCCTTTACAGATGGTTAGAGCGATTGATCCTGACACCTTCCAGCCAAAGATTGGCTTCAAGACTCGTTACGGCATGATTGCTAACCCATACGTAACACAGTCTAACGGCAATACTGACGCTGACTCGTTCACAGCAGATCGTAACCAGTATTACAGACGAGTTAAAGTTTCTAACTTGATGTAAGAATAAAAAGAATCCCAATAGGGACATTTTTAAGGGGGCTACATTGTAGCCCCTTTTTTTATCTATAGCATTAAATGTGTATAAATAATGCAAATAGCACGTTGAGATAACGTCCTGTTTTTCCTTTATGGACTACAACGGAGAAACTAGTATGAAGAATTTTTTATTGCTAACAATTAGTATTGCCATGGTGGGGTGTAATAATCCCACTAATATTTACCGTGACGGTACAGAGTTTGACTGGATGCCTAGTCCACTACAATGGGAAAGAAACATAAGAGATTGTAGAGCCCAGCTACAATGTAACGCGGCCGATTTATTTGATAGAACTGCATAGTGTACGGCGGCCTTCCCATGTTTCTGACATTCTGTACGATCCTTATCGTTTGCGATACGGCCATACACGTAATGATTCAGATGTATTTCGAGGGCCACCCTGCATTTAATGCTTGACAAGTCTGAAAAAATCGAGTATTATATATAGTACGGAAAGTAGCACTATATGTTACTTTCCTATACACACCAGTATATAAACCCACGATTAAAAATGCCCAAAAGGCAAGGACTTAAAAGAAATGAAAAAGCGTGACATCGCATTCGCAACACTTCAGGCAGTATCAACTGTAGTTATAGCTTTCGGATTGCCAGCGGCAATTGTGTTTGCTAACTATGGCTTCTAAGTATTACGCACTGTATGTATTATTCTGTATGCACTTATCTGTTAATAATGATTTTGTACCCCGTATTACAGGTATTATAAATAGTAGATACGAAATAGGTAACTACTATGGCATACACACCCACAGCTAATATATCTGAAGCAACATGGGACGAGAAAAATCCAGGTGAACTTGATTACTTAAAACCGAATGGTTTTCGTTTTCAGGTTCACAATCTCCCCAATGTTTCCTTCTTTTGTCAATCAGCAAACATACCCGAAATATCTATAGGGCAACCTATAGTGTCAACGCCACTGCAAGACTACGCAGAGCCTGGCGAAAAATTATCATACGGTGAATTGTTAATACGTTTTATTATACAAGAAAACATGGCTAACTATAATGAACTACATAACTGGCTAGTAGGATTAGGTAACCCAGAAGATAGCTCTCAATATAAAAATTTTGCTGACAAACAAAGGTATCGTTTCCCTGTTGGTAATGAGACTAGAGGACGAGGCTTAGCTCTAAAGAGTGATGCCTCTCTTTTTGTGTTAGATTCAAATAACAATCCTAGTGCTGAAATACAATTTAAAGATGCTTTTCCCACTGCCCTAAGTGGATTAGAATTTGATCTAACTGATACAGAATACTTTATAGGTACAGCAACATTTAGATATTTAAGATTTAATGTAAAAGCAATTTAGTTATGAGAATATATTATGTATCAAGATGTATATGTAATGAGTTCCGGCACAACCGGTGAACCCAAATTATACTATCAACCTATTGCAAAGATATTAGCTGCGTCAAAAGTAGCTATTAATGTTTTAGGACTCACCCCCGAAAGTAAAGTATATACGTGTTGTAGACTTACACACGCGGGCGGCTTGCTAGTTACTAAAATACCCTGTGAAATAATTAGTTGTGAAAATGACATTGTAAAATTTAGTGCGTATGATTTTGTTAAAGACATAAAAAATTATACTCACAGTCACATTACTCCTGACCATGCAAGAGCTATTATGGGGACTAAAAGTTTTCGTAACTTAGATCTTACAGGCATAACAATTATGTGTGGCTCTGACAGGGTAACTTGGGATATTATTGAGGCGTTTGTAGGTAAAGGGTGTAGGTTCATAACTAATTGGGGCATGAGCGAAATAGGACCTGTTACTATTAATCATACTTTTGACAGTATGGAAGAAGTGTATAGAGTAAAAGAAATATGTCCTGCAAATATGACTGTTTTAGGTGGGAATAAATATTGTGAATACAGAGTTGATAAAACTCTTTCAGTAAAAGGTGAATTATGTATCTATGACGATTGGTATGATACAAAAGATGTTGTTGTGGAAATAGATAACATATTATTTTATATAGGTAGATTATGATTACATTGAATGAACTCCAAGAGGAGTGGAAGTCCGATTGCAAAATTGATGAACTAAATCTAGGCAGTGAATCTGCAAAGACTCCTGAACTCCACGCTAAATATCTAAACCATCTCACTACTTTCAAGCTACAGCTACGTAAATACGAAGCACAAATGCTATCTCTACGTAGAATAAAGGGTAGATATTTTAGGGGCGAACTGAGCAGAGAAGAACTAAATGATCTAGGTTGGGAACAATACTTGGGCAACCAACCTCTGAAACAAGAAATGCAAGAAGTATTAGACAGTGATCCTGATGTTATAAAAATCATGGACAAAGTAGAATATATACGTGCTTGCTTGTATCAATGTGAGTATGTTATGAAGTCACTAAATAGTAGAACATGGGATATAAAAAACACTATTGAGTGGACAAAGTTTAGTAATGGGTTAATGTGATAAAAGTCAGCAAGAAAAATGAAGTACATCTTAAGATAGAAACAGAGCCAGGTATATCACAAGAGCTTAATGATTTCTTTACTTTTGAAGTACCCGGTGCTCGTTTCATGCCACTGTATCGTAGTCGTATGTGGGATGGTAAAGCACGTTTGTATAATATGTATAGGCAAGAGCTGTATGTAGGCCTTCTGCCATACTTAAAAGAGTTTGCTGACACTTTAGAATATCCGCTAGAGATAAACATAGAGGACATAGGCGATCCTCTTTCAGTGCAATACGTAGAGAACTTTGCTAAGAATCTAAAACTGCAAAGTGGAGGCAAAGACATTGAAATCCGAGACTATCAGGTCGAAGCTGTTAAACACGCTATCAACAATGGGCGAGCGCTTCTCCTGTCTCCTACTGCATCCGGTAAGTCACTTATCATTTATAACCTTATCCGCTATCATCAGCATCTCAATCGAAAGCAACTCGTTATCGTACCAACAACATCTCTCGTTGAACAAATGTATGGTGACTTCCAAGACTACGCAACCGCAGACGATTGGGCTGTGTCCGAGAACTGTCATAGAATATATGGCGGCAAAGAAAAGTCAAACGAATATCCTATAACTATATCTACTTGGCAATCTATATACAAGTTTCCTAAGTCTTGGTTCGATAAGTTTGATGTTATCTACGGGGACGAAGCACATCTATTCAAAGCAAAATCTCTAACTACAATACTAGACAAATGTGTCAATGCTAAATACCGTATTGGCACAACAGGCACACTTGACGGGACAAAGACCCACAAGTTAGTGTTAGAGGGTGTATTCGGTCAAGTAAAGAAAGTTATTACTACAAAGAAACTGATGGACACTAATCAAGTTGCCGATCTAAACATTGTTGCTATGGTATTAGATTATCCTGATGAAGATAGAAAAGCAGTAAAGGGCATGACATATCAGGAAGAAATGGATTGGCTTGTGACTAATCATAGACGTAATATAGTTATACGCAATCTATCTATCACACAAGAAGGTAACACACTTGTATTGTTTCAGTTTGTAGAGAAACATGGGAAAACTCTACACGATATGATTTCAAAAAAGTGTCCGGACAGAAAAGTATTTTTTGTATTCGGTGGAACTGATACCGATACTAGAGAACAGATACGTGCTATCACAGAGAAAGAAACAGATGCTATTATAATAGCGTCATATGGGACTTTTTCTACAGGCATAAATATTAGAAACTTACACAATATTGTTTTTGCTTCACCGAGCAAAAGCAGAATCCGAAACTTACAGAGTATTGGTAGAGGGTTACGTAAAGGGGATAACAAAGTCTCATGTAACTTGTTTGATATTGGTGATGACTTACAATGGAAGTCAAAGAAAAATTATACGTTAATACATATGGTTGAGCGTATTAAATTATACAATGAAGAAAAATTCAAATACAAGTTAGTAAGGATACCTATTAATGGAGAATAATTATCAAGTAGTAAGATTGTTAAATAATATGACAGTCGTAGGTAATGTATTGTTTTCACCTGAGGATGTTTTGATTCAGTATCCTTTGGAAGTATATTCTAGGCCTGTTGAAGATGGTAATGGTAAAGTGGTAGGAGAACACATGGTGCTACGTCCTTACTTAGTTATGACACAGGATACTGAAATAGTTATAGATACCTATAATGTTTTATGTTCATCTAAATTAGATACTAGATTATTTCGTTCTTATGAGGAAATGGTTGAAAAGGTTTACAAAAAAAATATTGAATTTGAAGGGGACTTCTTTAAAGAAGAGGAAGAACCTGAACAAGAAATGACAAAGGAAGAAGCAGAGTATTTGAGCGAAGTATTAGAGAACTTTTTAGAGAAGGATAAGATAGTACATTAATCCTTTCATGCCGACAGCACAAGTATAACAACTAGATCAATCCGTGTCAAGCATTTTATGGCGCTTGACAAAATAAATTTTTAATTATATAATGGTATTATTATGAGTAAAAGTACAGCACATTACATTGATAACAAAAAGTTTTTTCAGGCCATGAAGGACTGGAAGGACGAAATTAACGCTGCTGAAGAAGCAGGTGATCCTAAACCTCAGTGTACAAATTACTTGGGCGAATGTTTTGTTAAGATCTCAAATCACTTGGCCTACAAGTCTAACTTTGTAAACTATACTTTCCGGGACGAAATGATACTTGATGGCATTGAGAATTGCCTAAGGTATGCTGACCGTTTCAACCCTGAAAAATCCAACAACCCTTTCGCATACTTCACACAGATTACATACTATTCTTTCGTGCGTAGAATTAAGAAAGAGGCCAAACAATCTGAAACTAAACTCAGATATCTACAGAGCATTGACCTTCAACAACTACTAGATGAGATCGAAGGTGACTCCGGCAACTATGACTATCTGAACTGGATACAAGAGCAGTTAGATGCAAATGCTAAAGAAAAAGAGGATCTCAATAAAACGGCCACAAAAATGCCAAAAAGGCGGCCAAAATATTTTGACGAAAAAGACGAAAAAGCACTTGACAATGATGTCTAAATATTATATACTAGTCTTATCTATATTGAGGATAGTATATGAAGGTTCGATATTCCGAAATGTTCTACTCGTTTCAAGGCGAGGCAGAACTAGCAGGCACACCAACAGTCTGGCTTAGATTTTTCGGCTGTAACTTAGAATGTAACGGCTTCGGCCAAAAACACCCTACTGAACCCTCTACTTGGAAACTCCCATATAAGGAGTATGACTTGATTGATGTCAAGCGAGTAGAGGATCTTCCTGTATGGGAGTATGGTTGTGACTCATCCTACACATGGTCAAAAGAATACAAACACTTAGCCACTGACACTACAATCGAAGGTGCCGCTGACAAACTTGAATCACTTTTACCTCATGGTAAATTCACACACCCATTAAGTAAACAAGAAAATATGCTTGCGTTTACTGGTGGCGAACC